CCATTTGTGCAAAGGCAGCCTCAGTATCTTTTGTCACATGTTGCGATGCAATAGCGAAGGTCTTGTCGATCTCTGAGGTCAACAGCTTGTTCTCGTAGTCGCTCTCTGCCATAGGCTTGCCACGAGCCTTATTGACATAGCCATTCATGCGACCTAAGTACCATAAGACCATGTGCTGCTTGATGTGCTCGAGCACCCGCGGCAGGTAGAACGATGCCATGATGGGATTGCCACCAAAGGCAGGGTTAAGCGCGAAGTCCAAGTGCGTTTGGATGTGCGATAACTGGTCCTGATGCGGGTAAGCGTAGGCATTCTGGCCAAGCGCCATGGCCACATTCTCATCAGATGCTGGGCGCTCCTCGGGAACCGGGGTGCCCTTGAGCAATTCGTTGATGCCAGGGATCTTTAGCTGCTTGAGCAGGCGCTCTTCAACTGCGCGACGGTCATAAAGGTCAGGTGCCTTATCCGATCGTGCCAAAACCGCCTGAATCTGCGCCATGCGCTGGGTTTCACTGAAGATATTGGGGTCTGAGACAGGCACCACATCGCCCATGCGCTCAAAATCACCGGGTTGGATCTCCAAATCGACCACATCCTCACCGCGGCGCATGTCTTCGATGTACCAACGGTTAAGACGCTGCAAAATCTTCAGCACGCGACCCTGTGACTTGTGCAATCGGGCGTGAATGGCCGAAAACACGGCTGCACCCTGCTCAATCAGTGCTTGTGTCGTGCCTACAGGGGCCTGAGAATTGATGTCAGCGATCTTTTCCTCGGCGGTGGTCACTACACCCTTGGCAGCCTTGTCTAAGAAGCCCAAAAGCTCGAATAGCACGGGGCTTGGGGGGTTAAAAGGCATGGGCATCGCGATCTTGCGGATGTCATCGACGCCTGGCGCAGCTTCAATCTCAACTACCTGCGTCACATCGGCCTGAACGGACTGGCCAGAGACCTTAGCGCCCTTGAGTTTGAGCGTGGCAGGGGCGTTATTGATGTGCGCTGAGTCTAAAAGCGCCCGTAAGGCCCCTGTAAGTGCTGCTGCCAGGCCACCAATGAGGTGGGGCATACCAATAGCGTAGGCACCACGCCATGGGATGAACTTGTACTCGACCACCCAGTCGAGTTTTTCCATGGTTTCGTCGCCTTCTTCCCAGTTGCGGTACAAACCGACCACTTCACGGTCGATTTCATCCACCATCAGGATGTAAGGCGCCATGTCACCTTTGGAATAGGTGTCATCATCAAGCTCGAGGTAGGTGTAAATGTGAAAAACACGGCGCATCCCGTCGATGTTTTCCTCAGCTTTGCGCCCTTCGATCTTGTTGTTGGCCTTCTCTGGCCTGGTTGGCTCTGGCTCCAGGCTTACGCGGGTCAAACTGATGTCGCGATACAGGCCTGCATCAATGCGTTGATTGAATTCAAACTCAGTGATGTCATGAATCTCTGCAGCGCGCTGTGCGGTGTAAAAACTTGTGGCTGCAAACGGGATCAGGACCTTATCAATGGGCAAAAACTCAGCCACCGGGCGCATTTTTTTCTCGTCCCAGTACAGTTTTAGGTACTGAGAGCCGCCAAGGGGCAGTTGCGTGAGCAGTTGCTCTTGCTCATCGCGGAATTCTTCAATCTGCTCGGTTAGCTGCCAGTTCATCCAGTCGCGTTTGCGCTCTGCACGCTTGGTTTTCTCCTCGTCAGTCTCGCCAAGGATCTTGGTTTTGACCGGGCCATCAGGCGGGAAAAGCTCCTTGATGGTCCTTGAGGCGAAATCCACGCAGGCTTCAGCAATAACGGGGTGAACTACCTTGCTGGCACCGAAGAAAGTAGCGCCACCAGGGGCATCTTTGCCCATACCCGTGCGCTTGATGCCCTCTTCGTACTGCTTATCGCGGTCCTCGCGTGCTGTCTTGTCCTTATTTAGCAGGTTTAAGTAGCGTGATGCTAAGCCGTCCAGCGTGATGGGATCTATGACTTCTGCTAAGTTCTCGTAAAAGTCGGGATCTTCCAGTGGCCCTTTGGTGCTTGGCATGTAAACCACTGCCGAGCCATCGGGAAGCTCTTCAATCTCAGCCTCTTCATCGGGCAACTCGGCTGACAGATCAGCAACGGGCACCTCGTCATCGGCCATACCGCTAATGAAGCGGCCATAGTCCTGCTCAATAGGCATTTCGGTGGCCATAGTTATATTCCTCTGCGGCTAACTCGATAAGTGGATAAAATGTTTGTTCGCAAACAAGGAGCAAACATGCTAAGCAAACCTCTTAAGCCTAAAGTAGTAAAGATCCAGGGTGATGGCTTGTACGCAACGGTTGAGTTCAACCATAGTTGCGGCGAACGGGTCAGCGGTGTTTTTTGGATTTTAGCCTGGGTCCATAAGCCAAAGGAAATGCTGAACGAAACCAAAATCGTTATCAACCGTGGATACTTTGGCCTCAACAGTCCTGATCTCTCAACGCTGGTAAAAAAACGAAATAAGCGTGAAAACGAGCGTTTATTGGCATACTCAAGCACTAAGCTGCGCAAGCTAAAGCGACCCAAGGTCATTGAAGTTGATGATCTTTTTGCGCTCATTGAGTTTACGCAAGATAACGGCGAGCGTGTAAGCGCCGAGTATCGCCGTCTCGGCTGGGTCATTGCTCCAGGCTTTGTGATTGCTGAAGTCCAAAAGTCCTTGGCCAGAGGATATAAAACCATCACCGGGCCTCGGATAACAATTCGCTGACCATTTCAGCAGGCAGTGCTTCGCCAGCAGCAAGTGCAGCCATGAGTGCAGGTATACCGCCGCGTTTGATTAGCTCGAGTGCTCGTGCATAGTCTGGGCGCATCGGTATATTGGCGCGCTCATGCTGCTTGGTCATGAGTTCCAGTACATCACCGGCTATTGGCTGCGCTGCTTCGCTCAGTCTTTTTTGGCTAACCACATCAAGTGGTGACAAGCGCTCTTGCAAGATCTTAGTGGCAGCACCCGTACCTTGCGGTCCTGTCAAAGCCTCGGAGTAGTCAATGTAATCACTGATATTTCTGGTCGGCACAGCGTCCTGTGAGCCTAGGTAATCAGCAATGTCTCTGCGACCTCGCTCTCCAAGGGGTAAGTTGCCTGGCTTGTACGGGTTGAAAATGGCCGCCACACCCCTGCCCGTATCAGCCAAGAACACATCATCATCTGTCATGGCTGAGGCATAGCGTATGTTTTCAGGATCGGCTTTTTTCTCAAGCTTCACCATGGCGCTTTCGCCCTTTAGTGTTGGAACCTGCAGGTTATATGTTGAGCCTTGTTGCCCAGTCATGTAGCCACGCAAAGCCTCGGCGGCCCCAAGCTTCTCTTTGTACTCTTTGGGAATATCGCCGCGCTTGGTGAGCGGCACTTCAACGAGTGAAGCGTAGCCAGGATTTGTTTCCCGCGCCTTGGGTACGCCATAAGCCTGCTCTCTGACATTACCCTGAAAGCCAATCTCGCCTGATGGCCTGAATGATCCCGTCATGGACCTGGTTTGCAGCGGCTCTAGGCCTAGCGATCGCTGCAATATGTCGCGCTCTTGCGGATCGCGGAAGGCGCCTGCCATGCGGCTTGAAAAGTATTGCTTTGCGCCAGGCGATGCAGTAATCATGTCGGGCAAGATGCCTGTGCCTTCGCCGGGTATGTACTCAATTTGTGCTGATGCAAAGCCTGATTCAGGCATGATCTCTCTAACTTCACCGCTAGGAAGCGTTCTTGTCTTTGGCAACTCAAAAATCTTTGACCTGCTCTCGCTCTCACGCAAACCCTTAAGGCTCTCAAGGCGCCGTGCTGCACGCTCTACCTCACGCTGCTCTGACAAGCTTAGGCTCGGGGCTGACTCAGGGAATTGATAAGGCTTCATGGCCGATAGCTGCTCGCCATAGCCTGCCTGGCGCAGCACATCGCCGTACTGACCCTGCGTGAGTAGCGTTGAAAAGTCGGGCGTACCGCGGATGCTTTCAGGCGTCAGTAAGCCGCGCTGCAGGATCTCGCGTGCTGGCAATCCTGTCTTGCGTTGCATCTCATAAAGCGGCATGAAGTAAGACCAGGTGGTTTCCTGTGCTTCAGACGGCAGCATCTTGTTTAACTGCCCGGCTTCACGCATGCGCGCACTCGAGGCGATGTAACCAGGCGATAAGCCAGGATCGCCGCGGCTTAGCTGCAGTGCGGTAGGCGAGCCGCTGAACATGCCCTGATCCACGCCTAGGCCTGATGCCATCCAGGCGTCGTTTGTTACGCGGTACACATCATCAGCCAGGTTGCGGTAGAACGAGTCAACCTTGGGGCCTGAGAGCACCACATCGAGCGGATTGGGCGCACGCAAAGCGCGCATGGCGTTGTTGGTCCATGCATCGAGCACCGAGGCTTCAGTGCCCGAGCCTTGCACTGACTGGCCCATGATGGCCTTGATCTGCTTGGGATCAGTAGGCCTGCCTGCCGAGGTCCAGTTCTTCCAGGTGTTAAGCGCGTTGATCAGGTTGGACTCAACGCTAGTTTGTGGCGACATGGCGGCCAGCAGCGATGCAAAGCGTGGTGCATCTTGTACGCCAAACACATCGATGAGCGCCTGTGTACTGGCTCGATACCAGCCCTGCTTGGGTGTGCCGGCCTTGGCTACAGCGGCCAGTTCTTTAGCCGATGGGATGGTCTGCAGCAGGCGATCCATCTCCTTGACACCCTCGGGGTTGCGGATGATCTTGCTGACTTCCTGTGGCGTCATGAACTTAACGGCATTTGAGAAGTCGGGGTAGGTCTGACGCAAGCTATCAAGCGTTTCTTTCTCCTGGTCCGTTAGCTGCTTGGTCTGCGCCTTCAGTAGCTCCTTGCTTGTCTCACCCCTTACAGGGGCTTGTAACGGTGCTAGAGCGCCCGAAAGCGTTACGGACTCACGCTGCCTGCGCCCTTCTTTGACCGCCTGTCCTAGCGTGGTATCGCCCAGTTTGCTGATGTCTGCAGAGGCTGCCGCAGCTTTTGGCAAAAACTTTTTGCCTGCGAATTCAGCGACATCAGAGACAGCTTTGCCACCAGCCATGCGGACAGGGCCGCCCATGGCAAGCTCAAGCAGCATCGTGTCGGGGTTATCAGATATGTGAACTCGTTTCACGGCACCACCTTCTTTGTAAGGGATGGGTTTGCTGAACTTCTCGCGAATCTCAGGCGTGATGTCGAAACCTAGCTGAGGCAGGGCTGGGTTCCTTTGATTAAGCTTTTCTAAAAAGTTATGAGCATCACTAAGATTATTGAATGACTCTTCAAGTGAATCACCTGTCACTGTGTTATACAGATAATAGCTATTGCCACCTCGATCTACTCGAATCTCATAATCATCAGCGTCACCATAATGTCTGACAGCGCCAGGAATGTGCTTTACCTTATCCTTGCCAACCAACTTGCGTAGGCGATCGGGCACGATTTGGTCATAAAACTTCTTCATGCCCTCGCCGCCAATGCTTAAGCCCTCGCCTTCTAGGCTGCCCGACTCGCCGGCAATGATCTTTCTGGCAACATCTTTACCAACAATCTCATCTAGCCCTTTGCCGTCAAATGGAGTGCCGCGGCCACTTTGCACCTTGCCATCAGGCGTGATAGGCAACCGAATCGGACTTCCGTTTTGCATATTGATGACTACAGTTTTCTCTGCGTCGCTTTTGCCAAAAGAAAATTTACTTGGATTGCTATCCCATTGAATATTATCAACATAGTTGGCTAAGTCATATCGATCTGCTGACTGCTTACCATTGATGAACGCTACACGGTCATAGCCCTCATCAACCGCACGCTTGAGGATGTTCTTCAGGGATAGGTCAACCCATTCATTGGTATTTTTTACAAATGGGCCTTCAGGAATTCCTGAGTTTTTGGCATCGATTAGATTGTTGCCCCAGTCTATTTCTTCAGCTTGTTTGTTTGTAAGTGTGCCGTATTCTTCCATGAGGCTAATACGCTCATTAGGTCCAAGACCCGGTTGATCAAGCTTACTTTTGATGGCTGCAAGTTGATCGCGAATTATCACCAATCTTTTTTCGCCCTCTTTTATTTGACGCTCAAAGTCTTTTGGTGCAAACCCTCTTTTGCGACCCTCTTGTGCCCAGTCGGATTGCATCTCTTCAATGAAAAGCACCTTCTTGCCATTGAAGTCGGTGCGATCATTCATGCGGATGTGGGACACAATATTGGGATCTTCCCAATGGCTTGATCGGAAAGAATTTCTTTTCTCAGAAAATACAGAGCCTTTGTTTAAGGCCTCGATTGCACCTTTGATTGCTTCTTCTTCAGTATCAAATCTTCCATCAAGCCGCCTTGAGTTATAGCCAAGAGCTACCCCCGCTTGATCTACAACTTTATAACCTTCGTTAGCACGCGCTGATGGTGCAGATGGGAGTAACTTGACTGAATAACCTTTTGGCAACTCATTAAAAGATTTTTCTGGCACGGTCAATAACACTTCGCGGTAATTCTTGCCGCCAGGTAGCTGATATTCCGCGTACTTGGACAGACGGTCTGCTGGCTTGCTGCCACTTTCATATTGGCTTGCAAGCTTCTTGGCCTCAGTCTCGGCCTGCTCAGCAAACTCAGCAATATCCAGGTCGCCATCGGCCATAGCTTTTTGATAACGCTGGTCTGCAACCTGGATCAACTTGGCGATGCTGTCCTTGTTGCTGGGATTGAAGTCTGGCAGGTGGACCTTGGCAAACTCAGTCACGCTCGGCGGTATGACATTGGACCCGAGCACAACTTCTTGGACCTCGGGCACAGCACCCTTAGTCATAGCCTGCACCTCATCGCGGGTGATGTTGGGTGCAGTGCGCAGCTTTTCAGCGATGCCTGATGCCTCAAGGAAGTCCTTGCTGACATTCTCTGACCGCTGTAGCTCGTTCAGGAAGGCTTGCCCTGGCCCTTGCTTGCGCTGGATATTCAGCCCTGCCTGCTCGACGGGATCGTAAAAGCCCAGCCTGCTCACAGGTGCTTGAACCCTTGGCACGGCTTGTAGTGGTGCTACAGGCGCAACCAGTGAAGCCAGTGGCCCTTCGCCAAACATGGCGCGATCAACCTGCTCGAGGCCTGTCCTACCCAATGCTGTGGCACCGCGTGTGATGGCCTGGGTTGCAGGCTTGACGAATGGCGTAACCATGCCGCCGATGTCTGTCAGTGCGCCGACATTGCGGCCAATCTCGCGCAGGTTTGCCTGCGATTGCTGGCGCTGTGGCGAGCTTTCCATGATGCTGCCCGTGTAAGGCACCGGGTCTTCAATGTTGCCGAATAAGCCACTAGCAAAACCGCGGCTGAGCGCACCGAGTGGTGTCTCAGGCGTGGAATCACGCATCTGCTTTTGCTTGGCAGCCTTGGCGGCCATGGGATTAAAGTTGAACATCTGGGTGGGATCGCCACCGTCTTGCATGTGGACGCCATACAAAGCATCAAGCAATCGTTTTGGGTTGGGCATCATCGGCCTCCGTTTGCGCGGGATGATAACCCTTTGTGCTTAGCTTGCATACGGATTGGTCCTCGTGATGCCTGCGTCCACATAGTCCTCGGGATCGTAATCATCAGGCGGTAGCGGGTCGATGTTGAGCCAGCTTGCGTCTCGAAGGTACCTGAGCGCCTGGCTGAAGGCGTCGCAAAAGTCATCGTGGTCGGTATTCGGGAAGCTGCAGATCTGCGTGACCATGGCCTCAGCCCAGTCGCGGACATAGCCAGCCCTGTTGCTGGACTCGGGCACATACACCCTTCCTGCTTTCACGATGTTGGCCACGATGCTCAGGCGCTGGACCTTGTCAGCCCGACCAGGGTTGTAAGCCCTCACAGGGATGTGCGCACGCTGCAGATCTTGGATCAGCACGATACCCGCGGCCTTGTCCTCGACGAGCACCAGGTCAACGCGCTTAGCGGCTTTGCCCTCTCCGAAAACGATCTCATACTCGTCTAATACTTTAGGCTTAAGGTCAGGGTACTGCAGTCGGTCCTGCCAGGCGTCGATGATGAGCACGCACATGGACCCATCCGTAGGCTTGAAGACACCGAAAGTGATGCTTGCGGTGGGATCGTTGACCGTCTTCTCGGTGTACGCGCAGTCATAGGACTGGATCACATACTCGAGCTTAGGCAGTTCCTTACCAGCAGGCCAAAGCTTGAACCAGTCGCGCTGCACGATACCGCCCTCCTCGGGGTCGATGATCTCAGCGTAGATTTCCTGGCGGCCAAGCTTGGTGCCTTCGTACTGCAGGATCTGGCGCTTGAAGTTCTCGGACAGGTTATCCAGGTTTGAGTAAGTGCTGGCAGTGGTAAGCACCACATCGTCGCCCTCGCGGCTGATCAGGTCGATGATCAGGTCCTTGGGCTTGGGTGTCGTCGTGCAGATCAGCCTGGTCTTCATGTCATGCAACTTTAGTCGCATACCGAACTGGATCTGGTCCCAGGCTTCTTGGATGTACTCCCATGCGGCTAGCTCGTCCAACCACCCGCCGTGAAACTGTGGGCCGCGGAAGCGCTCAGGCTCCGAGGCAGGGATGCCTTTGATCAGGCTTCCGTTGGTCAAGCGTAGCTCATGCAATGCTTTGTTGTAGTCATCGATTAGGATGGGTGGAATCACGGCGAGCAGCCCGCTGTCACCCTCGAAGCATGTACCCCTCACATCACTACTCGTTGGGGCCGCTACGAGCCATCTGGTGGCTTTGTAGGACTGTGCCCACCAGCCGATCTGCTCGGCTGCTGTCCTGGTCTTGCCGGCACCACGGCCTGCAAGTAGCAACCAGATCGACCACCAGTCACCAGGTGGCAGGATCTGGTGATCGAGCGCCTGGCTCATCCAGGTCATGCGCCACTGCCTAGCCGCGGCCTCCTGGGGAGCGTGCGCGTACATCGACGCGAAACGCTTCCTGGTCTCAGCGTCCTGGAAAATCTCAGCTAAATCATTTGTTCCCAAGCTGGCGCTTCGCTTCCATGTTCTTTAAGATTGCATCGAAGAATGCCAGGTCGGCCTGAACGCTGACAGGATTCTCAGCGTCACCTGCCATCGTTACCCGATCGCCGTAGCGCTTGGGGTTCCACTTGGCCAAAAGCTTGAGTCTTTGCTCAACGCGGTTCTTTTGCCACTGGACATAAGCGCTGTCATAGCGCACACCACCGTCACCCACAATCTTGCTTGGCTCCTGGTCGATGATGCGCATGCAATCCTCAGCGATGGCGTCCTGCCCGATCTCACGGGCGCGTGCGATGCTTGCAGATAGACCGACGCCGCGCCCAGCAGCCGTCTCACGATCATCCTTGTACATCCAGTCATATATCGTTCTCCAATGGGGCATATGCTCGTCTCTGCATATCTCCCACAATGGAGTACCTTCGCTTAAGCGCTCTACGATCTCGCGAGCAATCTCAGGGGTGTATTTGCTTGGGCGGCCAGTTTTCTTGGGCGCGGTTTGTTTTGCGGCCTGGGCTTTGGGTTTGGCGGGTTTGGGCATCACATCTTCCAGTGACATAAGATCCGCTGATGATAGGGTTTTGGTGGGCTGGTGGCAATTGCTTGCGCAAGGCAAGCTCTAACTGCTTGATTTTACTACAGCTTTACCAAAAAAAGAACCCCCAATTGCTGGGGGCCAACTCTACGGGGAAGTGCAGAGGATTTCAGGAGAACATCAACATGGACTGC